ACCGAAACTCTTGGCCGGCTAGGGCACTTGCGGTGGATGTGGTTTGTCGCCACTGCCTGCTGGTACCCAAACCCAACCTAAACCAGGGACATAACCCCATTTTCCATCGCTACCGCTCGGCGGCGCAGTTGGCGCTTCGGGTGGCGGGAAATAAATGGGCGGCTGGGGGTAAGGGACGTTGCCTCCGCCCCAAATGCCTAAGGGCGGCGCAGGATAATAAATCGGCGGAGTCGGGTAAGGGACATTACCTCCACCCCAGATCCCGAGCGGTGGCTTAGCCGGTGGCGTTGGCCAAATTTCGGGTGGATAGTAAATCGGCGGAGTGACAACTCCAGCCGGAGGCCAAAGCGCCGGAGGCGCGCCACCTGGAAGTGGGCCTCCACCGACTTCTAAGCCGGTGTAAGTCATTGTACCAGTGATCGTCACGGGTATTGCTGCCATAAGAAAATGTTTCTCCTTGTTGACTGTTTGTTCGCGCGCGGAATGCTCGCAATCAGCGCGTAGCAGAATGCGCCTTGCCGTAGCACTTGGCAAGCGTCTAAATTTCACAAAAATGCGTTCGATGGCGACTTTGAGATTAACCGAAGCTGAAGCCCAAGCTTTCTTAAAAGCGCTGGCTCATTACGGGTTTGAGTCAGGCGGCGGCTTTTTGCGAGCTTGTGCGCATGCCTTAATTGAGCATGATAAAGGAGCTGAGCGTTTGCTTAGCCCGCTCAAATTCCAGGGGCCCGGGAGCCAAAATCCGCTCTAAAGCCTGAAATTGTGCTTGACTTTATCATTTTATATTGCGCAATAAGAATGCCTTATGAGCCAAGAACTTGGGCAACAGGCGCCAGTTCCAACGCCTCTCGCTAAGCCGGTTGCTGGCACAGCAATTCCAGGCACAACGACGTTAGCGACGCTTTTTAACACCTGTTTTGTCAATCAGAGCGCGCAACACGGAACTCCGACCTTTCAATGGAGTGGCCCGAACGAGATCATTGCTAATTTTCCGGCTGCGACGACCCAGAACGCCGGCTCGAGCATGATGCATATTCGCTTTGAAGCGCGGGCGTTTTATCCTGCAACTATTTCGTGATTTTATGAGTAACGGAACCGAAGGACAACAAGCACCAAGCGCACCCGAACAGTTGGCAATTACGGTCGGTACTGCGGTACCAGCCGCGACGACCATTGACGCGCTTTTCACCTCGTTATTTGCGACTAGGAGCAGCGATTTGGGCGCGGCCAGCTACGTCTGGGCGACGCCGAATAAGATTGTCGGTACGTTCCCCGCTGGCACCTCGCCGACCGCCCTGAACATGTGCAAAGTGATTTGCACTTTTGAAGCTAATCCGGCTTACCCAAGTAAAATTGCTTTATGAGCGCACCAGCAGCAGGAACAGCGATCCTCGGAACAACGACGCTGGACAGTTTGTGCACGACGTTGTTCGCGACTCGCAGTAGTGATCTAGGCGCGGCCTCTTACGTCTGGGGTCTGACTGGCACAAGTATTGTAGGGACTTTCCCGGCCTCGACCACGCCTAATTCGCCTTGTCAGATCATTATTGCTTTTAACGCGCGTCAAGTCTGGCCGAGCACAATTGGACAATAGCTTATGGCCGTTACAACGACGATCCGCAGCTTTTCTAGCGCTTTTAATAGCGGGCTGTACGGGTGGGTGAATGTGCGTTTGGCCGCTACGACTGGGATTTTGACTACGACGCCTTTGACGGTTAATGGCGATATCGTCTTAACGCCTTACCAGGAATTGCCAAATCTTGGGTACAAATGCCGGATTACGGCAGTGCCTTTAGCCGGCAGTAGCGGCCGCATAGGGGGACGATTGATTTTGCGAGCTGGTGATACGGTCACATGGGTGGCACCGACCATTACGACGTTAACGCCCAACACTTGTGTCCATGGCGGTGCCAGCCAGGCATTGACCATCAACGGGACTGGCTTCGTCATGGGCAGCGTGGTGAAGTTCGGCTCGAGCGTTTATTATCCGGTCTTTGTCAGCGCGACGCAGTTGACTTTGACATTGACTGGGGCCGACATCGCGGCGGCTGGAACTCCGAGTGTCACGGTGACTAATCCGGACGGCCAAGTGACGGCTGGAAGTGTTTTTACGATTACTTAGCATGCCACAGACCATTACTTTACGGGTGCACGGCACGATTACGGCAGCGGCTAATGATCTAGTAACCTGTTCTTTTGGTGGCGATACGGAAAATCGGGTGACCATTCTGAACAATGGCCCTGGGATTGTGTGGATCAGTTTTGATCCCACCGTAGCAGCTGCGGTTGCCAACGCGAATTGTTTTGCGTTGAAGACCGGGCTGTCTTACACGCGTAACCATGTTTTGCGTAACACGACTTTTACGTTGAACTGTGATACTGCGGCGACGCAGGTGAGCGTGGATGTAACGGCCTATCCATGATCAGTGCGCTTATTTATTGGCTGATCCTGGTCGTTATTGTGAGTCTTTTGTATTGGGTTTTAAGTCAGTTTGCGCCGGCGCAGATCATGAAAATTGTCTTGGTGGTGTGCGTGGTTGTCATCGTGCTTAGCTTGGTCTGGCTGTTCTTGCCGTTGGCGCACATGGGAGCTTTGCCACGATGAACGAGGACAATCACGAACTCTATGGAGAAATTAATAACGATCTTAGAGATCGTATTAAATGGGAGAACAGGCAAATCATATGGCAAAAGATGCGCAACCTTGGCATGGGCCGGGTCAATCGGCCTTGGCCAGGGGCAGCTAATGTGCACGTGCCGATCGCTGACACGATCATTTCGAAGCTTAAACCCTACTATATCGTTTGGATCTTCGGTCCGGAGTTGTTGGCCAGCTTTTACTCTCTAGAGGATCAGGGCGACAGTTACACCAATTCGGTTGCGCAATGGTTTGATTACAAGGTCCGGGAGACCAGCAATTTCAGTGAACAAGTGGTGTGCGCGGTTGATTCGTGCCTGCAGAACGGCATGGGGGTATTGAAGAGTTATTGGGACACGGCCAGTGAGCGGATCGCTTACGCTAGCGTCCATCCTTACTTTATTATCGTGCCGCCCTATTCGACCTTTGATTTTAATCGGTGCGATCGGGTCGTGCACGTCATGCAGTATTCTGAAGCTGAGTACATGCGTGACGCTGAGGCCAAAGGATTTAATACGGACGAAACTTTCGTTGAATCGATCCGGGGCGAGGGACGGCCTGATCAGAAATATGAGCATTATCGCTATACGGCTGAAGGACTTTCTTACGTTCGGCTTAAAGATTTGATTATCTTGTGGGAAGTGTACTTGCGTCAGACTGACGGGCAGATCCTGGTCAAGACCTTTAGTCCGCTTTTACCTGATGAACCGGCCCGGGGCGATTTCAAATTGCCGTATGAACATAAACAGGTGCCCTTGACGATGGTGCCCTACGAGCTGACCGATGGCGCTTTTTACTCTTCGCGCGGGGTCTGTGAATTGGTCCAGATGTATGAGGCAAGCGCGTGCAAAACCTGGAATGAGAAACTCGATTTCATGTCGATTGCTAACCGGCCGGTGTTGGGGGCGCAGGGTGGATCGATCAACGCGCAGAACATCCGTTGGGAACCTGGTGCGGTTTATGACGCGATCCTGCAACTGGTACAACAACCGTCGCCGCCGGTCAGTTTCGATGAGGAAATTAATTCGAATCGCTCGATGGCTGAACAACGGGTGGGGATCCCTGACTTTGGTGTTGCCGGGCCCTCGCAACCCACAGGGAACAAGACGGCGACCGAGACCAACGTCATTACCAACGTGATGCAGCAAAACAACGATCTGCGTGCTCGGATGCTCAAAAGTGCGATGACGCGGATTTTTGAACAGAGCTGGGGGCTGCTAAAGCAATATGATCGGGCGAGTCTTGATTACTTCTGGCGCAAAAAGCGGATCACGTTGGAGGACGCGGCTTTTGATAATAAGTACGTGCTTAAGCCTAATGGCAGCGTGGACGGTTATTCTCGTGAACGCGAGATCCAGAAACTGATGCAATTGCGCCAGCTCTCACAAGGGGCACCCTGGATCGTCACTCCGGAGATCGATCGGAAGATCGTCGAACTCATGGATGCGCAATGGGTCAGCGATCTTTACAAAGAGCCGCAGGACATTGGCAGTGATCAGGCCGAGGAACAAGCCATTGAGAACGCGCTCCTTAGTGACGGGTTTGTCCCGCAGGTTAAGCCCAGTGACGATCATCTTATCCATTTGCAGACTCTGGACGGTTTTATCGGGTACAAGGGTCAACAGGGGCAAGCCTTAAATCCGCAACAGCTCGGAATGTGTATGGCGCATGCGCAAATGCATTTGGGAGCGGCGCGCTCGAACGCGCAGTATTGGAAAGCGCATGCGCAAGCGCTTCAGCCTTTCGTTCAGAAGGTCGCCCAGACCATGAAAGGGCTGCAGCAGCAGCAAGCGGCTAGTGCGCAAGCGGCGCAGGGAATGGCTGCTTTACGTGGCGGTTCACCACTTCAAGGAGTAGTCGCGCCGGTGCCTCCTCCGGCGGCAGCACCGCCGCAGGCACCAGTTCCCGGAGCGCCTGCGGCGGGACCGCTCGTGCCCCAAATCCCCGGAGGCAACGGCAATGTAGGGGCGCAATCGTGAAAAGGTTTTTAAAATGGTATTTATGGCTGGTGTTGAGCCGGCCGATCGTTCGCGCGGTTGGCTGGACGGACGCTGAGCGCGATGCATTTGATCTTTTTTGTCGGACAAGTTGTGGTATAAAGCTTTTTGAATTTCTGCGTCAATTCGTTGCCAATGCGACGTTTAATGCTGTTTACCGGAATTCGGTGAGCGCTAATGCGCATGCGCGCGGGGCGCAGGATCTATTGGCTGTCTTACACAGGTTGCGTGTTTTCCCATCATTACAGGAGGAGAGCAGCGAAGCGAACCTAGAAGACAGCGAACCGTCAGCCGTTAATACAGGCGCCTCTCGCATGAAAGCCGACCGCGAGTGGCGCTGGCTAGGCGGCGGTCGCGGAGCGATCGGCTAAGCAAGTGTGATATGCCAGAAGAAGTAGCACAGGCTCTAGAGGCCCCCAGTTCTCAAGAACCGAGTCAAAGTGGTGGGAGCGATATCTACCATCACAAGCTTGGTGAGAGTGAAAGTGGCGCTCCAAAAAGGCCAGAAAGTGCTGAAGAGGGAAAGAACGGTGAGAAAGCCCAAGGGCAAAAGGGCGAAAGTCGTTACGAACGGACCAAACGTGAAAAGGCAGCTTTCAGAGCCGAACGAGAAGCTTTCCAGCGTGAGCGTGCAGCGTTTATGCTGGAACGGGCGGCCCTCCAAGAAGCGCAAAAGCCTCGAAGAGATTATTCAATCGCCGAGCTGCAGAAGTATCGGGGTGAATGGGAACGGGAAGGCAAGTTTGATCTGGTCGAAGCGGCTGATAAAGAAATTGCGCAGATGGTGCGCGAGCTGGAAGCCGAGCGCGCGCAGCGCACGGTCGAGTACCCGCCTTTGGGGAGCCCGGAACATCGGGCGCAATGGGAAGCGGCCGAAGCTGAGCTAGCCCAGGTCGACCCGGAGTTCATGCGCAGCGGCACACGGTTGGACAATCTCCTGCGCCAGATCATGGCTAGCCAGGATGGGAACACTTACCGGCAACATCCTCGAGGGATTATTGCGGCATATCACCGAGCGAAAATGGAATTGTTGGACGCAGATTTAAAGGAACTGCAGACGACCAATTCCCGTCTAGAAACTGAACTGAAGCGTTACCAAGGTTATACGAGCATTGGGAGCGGCGGCGTACCGGCCCGAGTGGGCACAGGTGCTGGTCAGGTTGAATCGTTGCGAGATTTCGAACGTCTTTCAACCAAAGACATGCGCAAACACTTACTCTCTAATGCCGATAAACATGGGGTGCCGTGGTTCTAAAAGTTAAAGTTATATGCCTCCTCCTGTTTACGGGGCCGTCACAACGGTTGATAAGGCCTCCGAATATCGAATCTATTTTTCGAACAAGCTCTTAGAGCACCAAATTCATTCTCTCCAGCTTTACGAACCCGCTTACAAAGCGAGTATTCCTAAAGGTCAGGGGAGCAAGACTATCCGGATGTTCCGTAGTCCTCCGGCGGACATCGCCAATGTCATCACTTTGACTGAAGGCACGCCGCCTTCCAATGCGCCGTACAAATTGATCACGCGCACACTGCAACAGTACGGCGGGTACGCCCAGGTCAGTGACATTGTGGACGAGACCGAATTTCTGAATACGGGCGAAGCGTTAATGGAAAAGTTCGGTGAAGAAGCGGCGCTGTGGTGTGACGGTCTGATTCGGGACGCATGCATTAACGGAACGACCGAGGAACCGACTAAGTTCCAGCGACGTTACGCTGGCACAGCTACCACCTACGCGACTCTGAACGCGCTCACGCCGCAACAAGGTCGGACGACCAGCGACGATTTGATCGATATCTGTACGGAATTACGGATCAATCGAGCCAAAGAATATGACGACAATTGTTTCGTTGCGGTTTTAAGTCCTGAACAGGAACGCGATTTGGTTGAGGAACAGGGAAGTGCCTGGACTTACGCGAGCGCGTTTCAAAAACCGGACCAGATCTGGCGAGGCGAGATCGGGCGACTGTTCGGGATCAAGGTGTTGCGGACGACGAACGCCTGTTACCAAGCCGGAGCCGGCACTGAA